AACGAACAGATGATTTTAGATGGACATGCAGTTCGATATACAGGTGAAAACAAAGACCTAGTGGAACAACAACACTTGGCAAATAGAGAACGACTCATACAAGAGGGTGTAGTTGTTCTTGATTAATTCAAAAAACCTCTTGACGAAAGACCGAAAGGTATATTATAATAGATGGAAATTAGTATTTTAGATTGTGTTTACATACTATCAATTGGGATAATCATCTCATGGTTATTCTATATGGAAGTACAAATTAGTCAGATAAAGGCAATGATGGAAGAACACGTCAAATGTACTAGTAAGTTACAGAATGAAGGAGTGAATGATGGACTTTCTAAAACAAATAATAAAAAGCAGTGGAAATGAGTATGCAACAGTAGTATCTGATGGAGTTGCGGCAGGAGATGTCGATAACTTTATTGATACTGGGTCATACATTTTCAATGCATTACTAAGTGGTTCACTGAAAGGTGGACTTCCCTCAAACAAAATTACTGCAATAGCAGGTGAATCTGCAACTGGTAAGACATACTTTGCATTAGGTATGTGTAAACAGTTTTTGGATGATAACCCCGACGCTGCAGTAATCTATTTCGAATCCGAATCTGCAATCACCAAAGAGATGATTGAAGAAAGAGGAATTGATTCAAACAGAATTGTAATTGTTCCAGTTGTGACAGTGCAAGAATTCAGAACACAATCTATCAACATGTTAGATAGTTATCTCGATACACCCGAAGATGACAGACCTAAGATGATGTTTGTTCTCGATTCACTTGGTATGTTATCTACAACCAAAGAAATCGAAGACACTGCAGATGGTAAAGAGACTAGAGATATGACTAGAGCTCAGATTGTCAAGGGTGCATTCAGAGTGTTAACACTTAAATTAGGACGTGCAAAAGTTCCGATGATAGTAACAAACCACACTTATGATGTTATTGGTTCTATGTTCCCTCAGAAAGAAATGGGTGGTGGAAGTGGATTGAAGTATGCAGCTTCATCTATCATCTATCTATCTAAGAAGAAAGAGAAAGAAGGAACAGAAGTCATTGGTAATATCATTCATTGTAAGAATGCAAAATCAAGATTGACTGTAGAGAATAGAATGGTAGATGTCAGACTTAACTATGATACAGGTCTAGATAGACACTATGGACTATTAGATATGGCACTTGCAAGTGGTATATTTGAGAAGTCATCTACAAGAGTCAAATTACCAAATGGTAAAACTGAATTCGGTAAAACTATTAACAATAACCCCGAGAAGTATTTCACAGAAGATGTGATGAACCAACTCGAAGAGGTTGCACAACAATATTTTAAATATGGAAACACGACTAGAACAGACGATACTGAAGAATCTGATTCAGAGTGAGACTTTTACACGGAAGGTGATTCCTTTTGTAAAGGAAGAGTATTTCTCAGAAGATGATGAACGTAATGTGTACAAACACATCAAACAGTATTTTGACAATTACAATAACCCACCAACACCCGAAGCACTCCTTATCAATCTTGAGAGTGATTCAAAGATAAACGAGAACATTCTCAAGTTATCAACTCAGTTGGTAAAAAACATTCGGGAAGATGTAGAATCTACACCCCATGACTGGTTAGTCGATGAGACTGAAAAGTGGTGTAAGGATAGAGCAATCTACATTGCAGTGATGGATTCCATCGAAGTGATTGACAAGAACTCAAAACGTTCAACAGGTGAGATACCCGATTTACTTAAGGAAGCACTTTCCGTGTCTTTTGATTCTCATATTGGTCATGACCAGTTGGAAGATGCAGAAGAACGTCATGACTTCTACACTAGAGAAGAAGAGAAACTACCATTTGATTTGGAATACTTCAACAAGATTACCAAAGGTGGCTTACCAAACAAGACATTGAATATTTGTTTGGCAGGTACTGGTGTTGGTAAGTCATTGTTTATGTGTCATTGTGCAAGTGCAAATCTTGTAGCAGGTAAGAATGTATTGTATCTCACTATGGAAATGAGTGAAGAAAAGATTGCAGAAAGAATCGATGCAAACGTTCTTAACATACCAATCAAAGAATTACCCGACATCTCTAAGAAGATGTTTACAAAGAAAGTCGATAGACTAAAAGAGAAGACACATGGTAAATTGATTGTCAAAGAATACCCAACTGCATCTGCACACGTGGGACACTTCAGACATTTATTACAA